GGTCGTCTGCTTGACGAACCTAGCGTCGACGCAATCCAAGCGATACGTCAGATTACTCTGATGTTCGCGAAGATTAACTTGGAGTGCTCGGAAGAGCGCACCAAGGCGGCGATTGCGCAGTACGTCAAGTGTGAGCAGGATGTCCGAGAGACAGACAGTAAGCTCTCCGAGTCTGATCTTGATCAGTTTCGGCGAGTGTCTCATCTCCTTTGGGCACCCGTCCTGACAGCCGTAGATAGAGATATCTACGAGGACAGGTTAGTCCCAAAGCATGGACCTGGGGCCACCGCTGACAAACTTCTGGGAAACCAGAAGTATGATCAGCGGGAATGGACCTCACGGTTGGAAGCCTGGTTCCCGTTTTTGGAGGGCTTTATTGCACCTCACGCGGGGGCATACCAGGACTTCGACCATGTGGACATCCTCGAACCTGGAGCGGAAAGGCCCGTAAGGGTCATTACCGTTCCAAAGACGCTCAAGACGCCGAGAGTCATAGCTGTCGAGCCTACTGCGATGCAATATGCGCAGCAGGCCGTAGCTGAGTCTCTTGTATCTCACCTGGAGGGCCGTGACAATCCCTACAGGTGGATTATCGGATTCTCGGACCAAGACCCTAACAGGTCTATGGCACGGAAGGGGTCCCTTACAGGGGACCTCGCGACGCTGGATCTCAGCGAAGCTTCCGATCGCGTCTCGAATCAGCTCGTACGTGTCTTGCTCGATTCTTGGCCTCATGCTTCTGGGGCCATTGACTCGTGCAGATCACGGAAGGCTGATGTACCTGGTTTTGGCGTTATACGCCTGGCCAAGTTCGCGTCCATGGGTTCAGCTCTCTGCTTTCCTGTAGAGGCGATGGTCTTCGCGGCCATCGTTCTCTGCGGGATCGAAGATGGGCTCAGACGCCAGATGACCAGGAAGACCATCCATGGTCTTGCTGGTAAGGTGCGTGTCTACGGAGACGATATCATTGTCCCCGCAGATTGCGCCGAAGCCGTCGTTGGGAAGCTCGAAGATTTTGGTCTTCGAGTCAATACCAACAAGTCTTACTGGACCGGAAGGTTCAGAGAGTCTTGTGGCAAGGAGTATTTCGCGGGTGAGGACGTATCAATCGTCCGCGTGCGCGAAATTCCACCTACCCGACGGCAGGATGCACCTGCGCTCATTTCCACGGTCTCACTTCGTAACCAGATGTATAAAGCTGGTTACTGGAAGGTCGTGGAGTATCTGGACGACTTCTTGAGCAGCTTGCTGACCTCTTCAAAGGGGCAGCTGCTGTATCCCGTCGTCGCTGATACGAGCGCTGTGCTGGGCCGTCATAGCTTCTTGGGTTATGAAACCCAGGAGTATGATCCACGACTACATTCCCCTCTTGTCAAGGGGTATGTGGTACAGGCCGAAATCCCTCCAAGTAAATTGGATGGATACGGGGCCCTGCTCAAGTTCTTCCTGAAAAGAGGGGATGACCCTTTTCAAGACAGGGAGCACTTGGTGCGTTCCGGACGTCCTATGGCCGTCAGCACCAAGCCTAGGAGGGCACGTCCCTTTTAAGGGA